GGCACAACACTAACAGGTGGAATGACTGGCGCAGCAAACCCTACCGACGGAATTCACGTAGGTTCCGAGGGTAAGGGAGGCTTGCTCAATCCTGAGCAATCCGCAAGATTCCTAGATTACATGTTCGATGCAACAGTAATCGGTAAAGTAGCACGTACAGTTCGAATGAGAGCTGACACTACAGAGATTGATCGTATTGGCGTCGGTGAGAAGCTTATGAAGCTTGCAGCTGAAGCAGAGAACACTGGCTCAAACGCAGCCGTACAGTTCTCAAAGATTTCTCTCACAACAAAGAAGCTTCGTCTAGATTGGGAGCTTTCAACTGAGTCTCTAGAAGACAACATTGAAGGTGCAGATCTAGAAGATCACATTGCAAGACTTATGGCAACACAGGCTGGTAACGACCTTGAGGACGTAGTCCTTAACGGTAACACAGCTCTAACTGGAGATGCACTTTACAAGTCATTCGACGGTGTTGTTAAGATTGCAAAGGCAAACGGCCACGTAGTAGCTGGAGCGGGCGCAGCAATTTCCCGTGAAATCTTCAACAAGGCTCTTAAGGCAATGCCACGTAAGTATAAGCAGCGTCGTCCAGACCTACGCTTCCTTGCTGGCTCAAACCTAATTCAAGACTACTTGTACTCAACATCACAGAACATCCAGAACGTTAACCCACAAGATATTGCTTCAAGCATTATCCGTGGAGACCAGGGTGGTCTAGGTGGTCCAGCAGGTTATGTAGCGCCATTCGCATTTGGTATTCCAATTGTTGAAGTTCCACTACTAAAAGAAACCCAGACTGGTTCATATGCAACACCAACAGGAGATCACGGAGACGTCCACTTGACATTCCCAAATAACGTTGTTATTGGTATCAAGCGCGATGTAACTGTTTACCGATTCTTCTGGCCAAAGAAGGACTCAATCGAATATACAATGTATACTCGTGTTGGAACCCAAATTGAGCAGGCAGATGCATGGGTAGTCGTAAAAGACGTTAAGGTTGCTTCTTAATTAAATAAGAAATAACTACCGAAAGGCCCCTAATTAATTTTAGGGGCTTTTCATTTTAATTTTATAGTGCTATAATTTATATACATACCAAAGGAGTATATATGTCATTTGACACACTTAAAGTCAAGGATCTAAAAGCATTGGCAGCAAACTTTGCAGTTGATGTTGATGGACTAAAAAATAAAGCAGATGTAATTGCGGCACTTGCAGAAGAAGGGGTAACTTGGTCAGTTTACCAAGGGACACTTAAAAATATAGAAAATGCAAAAGAAGATGCAGATGAAATTCTTCCTAGACTTGATCCAAGTCAAAAGCTTGATGAAGATATGATTCTAGTAAAGATGGATAGACCAAATGCTAGATATGATGCACTAGGTTTCACATTTACAAGAGATCATCCATTTGTAGCAATGAAGCCCGATGTGGCTCAAGAAATTTTTGATAAGGAGGAAGGGTTTAGATTGGCTACACCTAGAGAAGTACAGGAGTATTACAACTAAGCCTAACATATGGCAGAGATATTATTAAATTCTCAATCACCAATAACGCATCAAGTATTCTGGAATGGTGATATAGGAACACCTGTTTCTAACCCAACAGTAAAACTTTATGACGTTACTATTGATCCAACAATAAGTCCATCAATAAGCCCAACTACTATTCTAGAAACCCTAAATTCTGTTTTGGATGAAAACAATCCAGGAACTTATGTGGTTTACATTCCTTATAATTATACGGATAGAAATAGAACTCTTAGGCTAAAATGGGAGTACTATATGGGAGAAAAGTATGTAAGCAGAGTTGATGAGGTTTATGTTGTAACTCCATATGTTGATTTTAACCATGTTCAAGATTTAGGTTTTAGCGTAGATGCCTCAGACCCTAATTACAAAAGCTACAAGGAATTGATGCTAGCAGAAAGATTCGCTAGAAAGCAAATAGAATCTTACACTTCTCAGAAATTCTTTTTGTACGATGACGTAGTTGTTTTAAATGGATTTGATTCAGATGTTTTGCCTTTGCCTAATAAAATAAACGATTTGCATGAGTTGTATGCAGACGACTCCTTGCTTTTGGATAATATCTCTGAGATAAACAACTGGGGATTTGCTGTAGAAGTAAGTCCAACAGGCTACGGTATAAAGGTAGACAAGTCTTCTCTTTTAGATAACTACACTTATATTGCAAATGGATTAGTGCCTCCTTCTTTTTATGACAACCCTGGAGTATTTAGAAGTGACGTTTCTTATAAAGTTCAAGGAAGATTTGGATGGGAAAAAGTCCCAGACGATATAGAGCTTGCAGCAATAGAATTGATGAAAGACTATTTTGCAAAAGATCATGTCTGGAGAAACAAGTATGTTAAAAAAATATCTACTTTTGATTGGGACTTTGAATTTACTTCAGACGTTTATGCAGGAACAGGAAACGCTTACGCAGACGCTTTATTGTCAGACTACGTAATGTCTGCAAAAGTACAGGTAATATAATGTTAGACCTAGTAGACTCTATGCTCTCAATGAAGTTTGATTTGTATAGACAGTATGAGGAGCAAGATAAAGATACTGGGGCTATAAAAAAAGAATGGCATTATCAAAAAACTGTAGATTGTTATGCAAAAGGAATTATAACAAATTCATCAACCACACGTTCAGGAGATAAGCAAAGCTTTAACAATAAGTATTCAAATGAACAGATAATCCAAGTTAGAACTTCTGAAAGAATAACTATGCGTGATAAGATTACAAACATAAGAGATTCTTCAGGCACTGTTATTTGGACAGAACTTAATTATCCAACTGAAACTCCAACTGTTTTTGAAGTTATGGGAGTTACCCCTCTAACAGACCCATTTGGAAGCACGATAGGATACAACTCTTCGATGAAGAGATCGGAGAATCAGCAAATTGGCATCTGAAATTTTAGCAATTAAAGCGGCAAGCGGATTAGTTAATCTTATGGCTAATAAGCCAGCAAGTGGTGCAATAAAAGACAGTACAGTTGCACAAATATCTGCTGCTCTATTTTATAAAACAAATGTAATGGCTAAGCTCACAGGAAATGCTCAATTTCAATCAGCATTTAGAAATGTTATATTTGATCAGCTTCAAGTTGATTTTGGAGATTATATCGATGCAAAAGCAAGAACTGCTCCAAGATCTTTTCATCACGTATACGAGTGGGGAAGAGTTGGCGAAAATGAAGCAAGACTGTTTGAATTAAAGAAACTTCCTTCCGATGGCCTTTCGTTAAAAGTTAATTATGAGTTGCTAGATTCACAATCCTTTGTGCCTTCTGAAAACTCTAATAATAAGCACGTCTTTGTCAAGAAAGCTTCAATTATGGAAGAAGGCAAGACTGTAGTTATTTCCCCAAGATTTTCTGAGAGGCTTGTGTTCGATGTAGACGGATATACAGTATTCATGCCAAAGGGGCAATCAGTTACTGTTAAAAAGCCAGGCGGAGCGGCAACTAAAAATGCGTTCTTTGCACAATATAGATACTTCTTTACTGGACAGCTAGTAAGCATGTCTATAAAAAAATCGGGATTCCAAAGACTATTTAATTCATCACTATCTAGAGCATTAGGAGTACCAGCACAAATTAAATCAGTTAAATATAGCTTCTCTCCAAATCAATTGGCGAATGAGGCAGAAATTGCAACATCAGCTGCATTTGCGAGGTTTGTAAATGGCTAATTATAAATTAGATGCTATGTTTGAAATAAGAAAGTTCTTATGGAATAGACTCACATGGCTTTGCATATTTGATGAGAGCGAGTATTACTCAGACAATCTAGGTGAGTCTTTAGTACCAATAGTTCCAGTTCAGCAGCAGCCAGAAATGAATCAGTTCTTTAGCGGAAAAAAGCACATAGTCTATGATAAGGTTGGAATGTCATATGAGAACAACTGGATGATATGCTGCGAGCAGATCCTTCTTACCCTATATTCACCTGACTTGCTGGATATTGTTGAGATGAGAAACTTCCTTACAGATGAATTTAGAAGAATGGATGAGTCTGCCAGAGATGTGAATAAATGGGCGGGGCTATCAGATAAATTCAAGTTCCATAGTATCCATATAGCAGATATATCATCTACAGCCCCATCAGAAGAAATACAAGGCTTCTATGCAGCAGATGTAATATTAGAAGTAAAGTATTCAAGAATAACAGATGGACAAGGCAGATTTGCCTAATTTGCCTTTTATACCCTAGTAGAGTAAAATTAGACTAGAGGAAAGGGCCTAGCCAGCCACATATATATATATTAATTTCATGAAATGAAGGAGAAATAAACAATGGCACAAAACATTGGAAATGCAAAAAACATTCTTGTTGGTGCATCACCTCTATTCTTGTCTGTAAACGATTCCACTACACCTGGATACGTAGCAGACATGGAAGCAGGCGTTGTAAAGACAGGAACAGCAATAGTATCACCAGCAACATCTGGACCATCTACAAAGGTACCAGCATTTGCTAATGGTGTAGAATACTGGAAAACACTAAACGCACTAGATGTCAACTCAAATGGCGGAGCAGATGCAGCAGCATACCGCAACGTAAGCTATACAAATAACGGTCTTCAGATTAGTTATCAGCCAACATTCGATTCAGTAACTGTTGATCAGTTGCTCGATACAGCTAAGCTTTTCAAGTCTGCGATGATGGTTCAGATTTCAACAGAAATGGCAGAAGGTACACTAGAAAATATTCTAGCAGTATTTGGTCAGAAGTCAAGCACCCTTGCAGAAAATGTAGGAACTGGTTTGGCTCAGACAGATACACTTGGATTGGAAGCAGGCGCACTTGGTGCAGCTCCAACAGAGCGTCAACTAATTGCAGTTGGACAAGCTCCAACTTCAGGAGCATCAGCAGCTGAGCGTGTATATTATGCACGTCGTGTTCTTTCTGTAGAGCAGTCACAGTTCTCTTTGGCTCGCACAGCAGCAACGACATTCCCAGTAACTTTCCGTTTGCTACCATCAGGTGACTCAGCTCACAATGGTTCAGAATACGGTAAGATTATTGACCGTGTTCTAGCAGCTTAATTATATTAATAATTAACATCAAAGCCCCCAAGAAATTGGGGGCTTTGATGTTGTACCCTTATAATGGTTATGCTATAATAATTTAGACGATCCTTAAGGAGGATAAATTGGCAACAACAGTATATGATGTAGAAGAGATTGAACTACAAAGCGGAGCTAAAGTAAAGCTCAAGCCATTATCAATCAAGCAACTACGAAAGTTTATGGAAGTAATTAAAAAAGTGCAAGATGCAGAAGACGAGACAGCAACACTTGGTATTCTTGTTGAGGCATGCGGAGTGGCACTAGAAACTCAGCTACCAGATCTTGTTGCAGATCTAGACAAGCTTGAAGATGCACTAGACGTTCCAACAATTAACAGAATCCTTGAAGTTTGCGGAGGAATTAAGATGGACGACCCAAACCTAATAGCGGCAGCGGTACTGGCTGGTCAGAACTAGATTTAGCCGCTTTAGAGGGACAAGTTTTTCTTTTAGGACATTGGAAGAATTACGAGGAGTTAGAAGAAAATTTATCAATGCCAGAATTGATTCAGACCTTAACAGCAATGAATCAAAAAGAACATAACCAGAGAAAGTTTGCAGCATCGCTAAAGGGAATCCAATTAGATGATGAAGCAGAAGAAGAAAAAGAAAAAGGTTCTACCTTTGAAGATATCCAAAGAAGAGCTCTTGGAATTAAAACATCAGCAGATGATGTTGTTAGTTTACAGGGACCCTTCGCAGCACAAGCTGGATTTGGAATTGGCGCAGGGTTAGGATACTCTAGGAGTAATTAGTGGCTGACGAACAAATTGTAACATCCATAGTCGCCAAAGCCGACTTGTCTAGCCTTGTGTCTGAA